GTAAAATATTTATGATATTGAAAAAAAAATCAGGAGACCAGTCTTATAATTTAATTTATGGCTCACCATCAAATATTCCAACAAGTCTAACGGCGAATCCAACCTCAATGTATTGTCCGATAACATATGATACTAGTACTTGGACAGACGCAAATGGTTCAGGTGCTTATGCCAAAATGGCAATATCTGATGATGGAAAATATGTATATATCGGAAGTCAAACTGGAATATACCGTTCTGGTAATGGCGGAGTAGATATTAGTTATGTGGATATTAGTAAGAATTCGCAGTCAAGTAATCCGATAAATGTTATTCATTGTGATTCCACCGGAAAATATGTGGTGGCGACAACAAATTTTGACAGTGGTAGTTCTAACCCGATCAAAGGGTTATTCTTTTCAACCAATTATGGACAATCTTTTAAAGATATGACAGTTGGTGGTGGTAGTAATCGTATGACGGAAGTTTTAATTAGCGATTTATCTGCTGTTTCACAAAAAATTTACCTTTTGTCTGGATGCAGGACAACTGGAACAGGTGCTATAAATTCAGTTCGTTTTTCACCATTATCCCTCGACCTTAGTAGTCGGTATTTTAATATTGGTCCTTCGACTCAAGATGGACTTTATATTAATTTACAATCTAATGATAATTTTGATAAATATATTGATCCGTCTGCGAATTCAAATCCCGTTACACAAATTTATTATGGAAATACGACTGTTTCAGGTATGATTCTAAGTGATATTAATACTAATTTAAATATGCGTTGGAATAATAATTATTGGTATATTCGAAATAATGAGAGAGCCCAATTGAAAACAACTGGTAATACAAATGTTCCAACTATTTTGGGAGGAAGTAGTGTATCTATTTATCCAAGTGAAGGGACAGGTAGTGTTGGAATTAATACATTGGTTCCAAGTGCTAATTATTCTCTCGATATTAGTGGAAATACAAATATTAGTGGAAATTTACGCGCCAATAAAACATCGTTTTTTGGAAAAGATACAATCAATGATCCTGGTATATTTTCGGAAACTGCTTATGGAAATACTTCATTAGTTGTAATTCCACCGGTTTCGTTCAATACTACCACATTAACCTATGGCAATTTGAAAGGAAATTCTGCTATCTTTTTTCAGGGTCGAGGTAACGGAACTGATGGGTTTTCTATGGGCTTGTTTGGTGCCGGTGAGGAGAATAATCCAGTTCCTTATCTACAAAGTATGTGGGATGCAGATAGCGGTAGACCATTATATTTAAATCCACTCGGAGGAACAGTTAATATTGGAAATATAACTGCTGATAAATACTTAAACACATATGCGCTCGATGTTAGTGGAGATTTACGTATCGGAAATCCAACAAATCCATTAACTATTACTTCATCAACTACATCATTATATAATATTAATAGTGGTGCGGACATAACAATAACAGGAAGTCGTGTCGGAATTAACGTAACGCCAGCATCTGCGTATAAATTAGACGTTAATGGAGATACATTAATAAGAGCGAAATTGGGTATATATTCATCTAATAATCCACCATTCACTGGAAATCGTGTTCTTGATATTTCTGGTTCAATGCGCATTTATGAACCGGTCGGTACTGATATAACGGCAAGCACTGGCAGTCTTGTATTCGAACATGGTGACGATAATGGTGTTTCATCGATTCTTTTTGAATCTAAAAACTCAAGTGATTATGCTTATATTAAATATGATGAAAACTTACCTGGAACTGGTTATACTGGAGGAAATAATGGAGCACTCGTTATAGGTATTGAAGGTAATACAACAAGTACTACAGACCGTATTTGTTTAATGGGTGCCGGTGGCGGGGTTGGTCCTATCGGTATAAATACATTAATTCCAGGTGTTAATTATTCTCTCGATATTAGTGGAAATTTACGTGTTGGAAATCCTAGTAATCAATTAACTATTAATTCATCAAGTACATTAAATACAATTGGTACCGGTTCTACTAGTGGCAATATCACGATCAGTGCCGGTTCTACTAGTGGCAATATCACAATCAGTGCCGGTTCTACTAGTGGTAATATCACAATCAGTGCGGTTAATGGTAATATACGTCTTAATAATAAGGTTGGAATCGCAAAAGACCCAACATCAACCTATGCTCTCGACATCAATGGAACAGTAAATGCTACCAGTTATAATGCTACTTCGGATTATCGTATTAAAACCAATGTTATTCCTCTCGAAGATACTCACGCCAGTGTTGATACACTTCGTCCTGTTTCTTATTTTAATACTCTCGCCAATAGTCAAGATTATGGTTTTATCGCCCACGAAGTCGCCGAGTATTATCCCTTTTTAGTATCAGGACAGAGAGATGTATCCGGTTGTTATCAGTCTCTTAATTATACCGGAATTATACCCATTCTGGTGAAGGATTTGAAACAAACTCGACAAGAACTTTCTGAAACTCGACAAGAATTAAATATGTTACGTGAGAGATTAGACACTATAATAAATTCTTTGAATTTGTAATTATTCATTTTTTGGGAATATTTTTCTCTCTTTGTATGTTTGAATAACAACGGATAGTCGTATCCAAATAATATTATTTTGTACAAAATAATATTTGTGTTTTGTGTTTTGTGTTTTGTGTTTTGTGTGTTTTTTTTCTCTCTAATAATACAAAATAAATCTCTCCGACAATAATAAAAAGAATGTTATCTTCTGATTTTTTCTTAGGTACTTCTTCTCTCTTGGCATCCAATGTCCTATTAAGTTCTTATCCTATTCTTATCAAAAAATATATTAATGATATTTCTCTCGATACACAACTCTTAATTCGTGTTTTAATGTATATTGCTCTCGCTATTCCTGTAATGATATATTCCGGAGAGACGTCTTCTATATTTTCATCATTGATTGACCCACAATTTATCGCAATATCGATAGTAAATCTAATACATATTTATTCATCTTATGCTGGGTTTGCTATCTTAGATGCTGGAATATCAATGACAACTTTTTATAGTTATCCAATTATTCAAGTATTTCTCTCGAATATTTTCTTAGGTGCACCGACAATTACCTCTCGCATATTAGTTTCGATGCTCGGTTGTTTAATCGGTGTTGCGATTTTAAATGCCGACTCGATTCAACGTTATTTTCAACCAGGAACAGAAAAAGGAAAAAGAGAAATCGAAGGATATGCTTATATTGGTGTCGCGGCATTAACTGAAGCGATTATTAGTGTATTTTATAAAAAAGTGAATTTGAAAAACGCTTTTACTAGTTTATATACATTATATGCGCCGGGACTTGTGTTTTTATTGGGATATTTGAGTATGGGGTCGAAAGATTCTAGTATGTCGAAGGATTCTCTTTCCAATATCTCTCTTTTACCGATTGTTTTTTATAATATGTTAATTGGTGGAATGGGATATATGTTAAGATTATTTTCAGTTACTAAAATCGATATGAAATGGTTCAGTGCTTTATCATTTACAAGTGCTATCAGTGCTTTCTCTCTTGGTAATTTATTTTTGGGAGAAAAAATCAAAATACAACATTGGATAGGAACCGCAATTATGTTTTTATCGATTTATCTTATGGGCCAATAATCATACCAATTATAACAAACCTTATTATAATCCGTTACAAAGGCCTAGTTATTCCTGACTGTAAAAATAGGTCGCGAAGCGACCTCTCTTTTTTATAGTCGTTTTTAAGGAAGGTGTAAGAGGAAACCATCGGTTTCCTCTAAAATTGATTCACTTTTTTTGCGTTTTAATTTGAAAGTATTCATTACAAAGTTATCATAACACTTAAAGAAATCAGCATTAGAAATGTCTGACAACGTTATTGCTCGCATCGTGAACAATTTTACTATAGAACAAATGAATGAATTTATTAGATATGTGAGAGATTTGGTTGAAAATGATATTGAATCCAAAATAGAGTTTGATAAATTAGATATTGATGATATCTATAATGCTATCAGTAGCGCAATGGACAGACTCGTATATTGTTATAATGATGAGTATTATGATCCTGAATTTCCTGGAAATTTTGAAAATGATATTTATCTTTTGAAGAGTGAAATATTTGCGGAATTTGTGAATCGACTTGGTCAAGATGATGAATTATCTGAATATAGTTGGATTCGTTCTCAGGGAAAACTCGAAATAATCCTCGGCATTCGAGATTTGGATATGAATATGGATAAGCGTACTGGAATTTGGTAAATATATATGTGTGTATGTATGTGGAATAATGAATAAAAAATAATAAGTTGATTATATTATAAAAATGGAAAAAGAAAAAGAAAGAGAGAACGAAAACGAGAAAGAAAGAGAAACAGAAAGAGAGAAAGAATTTGAAAAAGAAAAAGAAAAAGAAAAAGAAAGAGAGAACGAAAAAGAAAAATACGAATTAAACAAAAATCAAAAAATACCAGAATGTTTGTTGGAAGTATCTATTCAAGTATTCGATTCTGAAAAAGAATTGAGAACTTTGAGAGATGCGTGGTATTTTTTTATGGAAGATTTTGAGAGATTTCAATTATCTGTCGATGTTCTGCCACCCACACCTGTTTCTAGTTCTCTCATATTTACAACGAATTTTACGATACTTATGGATACTATGAAACAAAATCGAAAAAATCAACAGGTTATTCAATATTTACAATTAATTATCAATAATTATATCGAATTTTTTTCCACACATATAAATAATTCAAATATATATCCTTCTATGTATCGACTTTTCACTTTTTTACCTGTTCAAACCACTTTTCTCTTGTTTAGAAATATCAAAACAGGAAAATTAACACCAGAAAATCAGGTATTATTTAAATCTGGTCTCTCTGAATGTGATTTTATTACAGCAACTGATTGTGAAAAATTATTATCCATTTTGAATAAAATGTAGAAGGGTGGTTGATAGATTGTTTTTGTTGATTATCCACAAGTATTAATCGGTCTACTTGAAGTTGGTGCTTTTCTATCATTTACAAATTCTTCATCGGTTGTTATACAACAAACCATACGTTTGTTTAAATTATACATATATTCCGATGAAGGAATCGCTCCACCATTATCCATTTGTGATTGTGGTTTTACGATTGTTGTATCTGTCATACGTTTTAAGCGAGAGAATAAATAAGTGTTTTTAATGGATGCCATGATTTGTCCTCGACAACTATTTTGTTTCGAATCCGCATACGCTTTCTTTTCGGTATATGTGTTTTTATTGATTTCATATATACCCAAATAAGCTCCCACATTACTTTTCAATACGAATTGTATGCGATTGCTTAAACGAATAACATCGACGTCACTCGGCAAACCAGCGAAATTTGTAAAATGATATTGGACAGAATAAGATGTATTATTACTCGATGTTAAATGAACCGCTCCATTTGAATAAAATGTTTGAACTGTTTTCGATGAACCTGTTGTAGAGATTCTTAATAATAAATATTCGAGAACACCATTTCCATATCCATCCGGTGTAGTATAACTTAATACTGTCGGTTGATATACATCTGTACTCGCTCCTGAAGAAGAATTATAAGTATTATTAATAATTATGGTATTATTTGCTTCTATTAGACCCGCATTACTCATTGTCCATTTTATAAAATAAGGTTGGTAACTGGCTCCACTGTCTCCCAAAACGAAATACATATTAATACGACCAGAAGGAGAATATGTATTATCGAAATATACCTCTCCTAATAAATAAGCGGTTCCGACAAAATCATTAAAACCTTGAGATGACAAATTCTGATTTCCATTACCGGTATTTACTTCACCATTGAAATTATACAAAGTACCCACATTTACTGTACCCGCTGAATAATAGATTTGTTTCATATTGATAAGTCCTGTTCCATTACTTTCCATAATAATCATTCGACCTGTATAATCAAATTTAACAGTTGGAAGAACAGTCGTATTATTTCCATCAACACTCGTTGGTGTTTGTGTTGTTAGATCGAGAGATGTTTTGAACACTGTTCTCACACTCGCTGTATTCGAATTCACATAAAATAAATAATTCGAACTATCCGCATACCAAAAATAGATATCTTTAGAATCAGTAACTCCAAAATTAACAGTTCCTGTTGAAGGTTGTGAATAACTTGCCGATAAGGTTGGATTTCCATTTAAGACTACCGTTTTTCCGAATCCACTTGAATTTACAAATAATAATACAGCATTTATATTTGAATTGTCGCGTTTTATAGGATAAATCGCTGATAATGAATATCCAGCACCAATGATGCCTGTCAAACTAGAAATTACAGTTAAATCGACACTTGAGACTGTACCTGTGGTATAATCTGTGTAATATAATTTGGTTCTTTCTGTATCCAATACATAGGCAAATTGTTTATAATAAGGAGGAATGGAACCTGTGTTCGTAAAAGGAATGAATGTTGCCATATTTATGTTCAAAGTGTTGGGAGGCGCCGAATTAAAATTAGACGGAATGCCTGCACTTGGTGTAACTAAAACGGCTTCGATAAGATTAAAGGAAGCATCATAATAAAGTCCGTCATTTGTACATTTGGCGATATCAATCACCGTTTTTTTGGAGAGACGTTCGATGAAATTACTTTGATAGGTAAGGGAAACAGTATTCGATTTATCTACAATTGGATGTAAATCGACACGTGTTTCTAGTTTTGCTGTATTTGACAGAGCAGATGGTTTAATTACCTTTGTATTTTCTAAATAAAGCATATTGGTGGGGCTAATAATTTGAACATGATTCTTATTCCAGTTTTTTCCACCGTAATTAATTGGAGCACCATTCCTATAGGGTGTATGAATTAGACTACGTCCGAGAGATGTTTGTCCAATATATCCAGTATTACGGCGAGTTCCAGTAATTGAAAATGTTCCTTTATGACTTAAATTACCGACTAATTCGGCCTTTCTTTTCATCGCTATAATCGACATTTCTAATACACTATACAACGACGATAAAAATAAGGGATATACATATACGGTTGATTAATTAAGATTGGGTATATAAGAGTTTTTGGATTTGGTCATATGTTTTTTTACGTTCATGAATCAAATTACTTGCGAAAGTACGTATATCTTGTGGTAAATTACCTCCCGTATTTTCTAATAATTGTTTGGAGATAAGAAGATCATTAGAAACCGATTCTGATAATTGTTTTAAATAATCCTTTCCATCGATTCTCCATTGTGTTTTATAAGAATTCGCAAAAAAGAAAATAGCAATAAAAAGGAAAATATAGTAAAAGAGAGAGATATCATTTCGATATAAATCATAAATAAAAACCTCTAAAAATCCCATTATACAAGATACAAAAGCAGCAATATAGAATTTTCCAATACTATTTGTTATTATTTGGGATTTTATTGTTTTTTGTTGTGGTTGTTGCTGTGATTTATTTTTGCGGAGATTATAATCACTATAAGAATAATCTGAACGTATAAAACTTAATACATAATATTGAACTATAAAAGCCACAAACATTGTGAGAGACAAATATGTAAATAGTCGCATTTATATGAAAAAGGATACTATGATTTATTCTTGGTATATCCTGTTTGGATTTGGTTCGTTTTGTTTTGGTTTGCGTGGATAATCGGATACCAATCCGATGGATGTTGTGTGAATAATTGGTTTTCATAAATATCGATAATCTTTAAACATTCTTCGCTTTTGTCATTAAAATATATACATTCGGTATATCTATTGAAAAATTGTTTCATCTCTTCTGATTCAACTTTTGTTAGTTTTTTCATATTGGATTATATGGATAGATAAATATATATAAATATTTGTTTTTATTTTCATATAATGCAAACGATTATACAAAAATTTCGAACATTGTGTAACACTGAATCTGATATTAATGAACATTTACCAACATTATATCGTTATGCAAAACAATGTGATTCTGCTATTGAATTAGGAGTTCGTGGATGTGTTTCGAGTTGGGCAATTTTGGCAGGAATTATGGAGAAAAAAGGTTCTACTCACACCAAACGTATTCTTTTAAATGATAATCGAGAATGTGATATACAAGAAATTTCTGATACTGTAAAACAATTGAATAAAGATAAAAATATTATTGAAATGCGTGTCGATTGGAATAATGATTTGAATTTGACTTTTGAACACGGTACTATGTATGATTTGGTTTTTATCGATACTTGGCACGTTTACGGTCAATTAAAACGGGAATTAAATAAATTCGCACCTTTATGTGGTAAATATATTATTATGCACGATACGACAGTTGATGAAGTTCAAGGAGAAACCATCCGTAATTGTGGATATAATATGCAACAAGCATTTAATGAAGCAACGCGTATGTCTGTTGAAACTGGAATCCCTAGAGAAGAAATATTAAAAGGACTCTGGTATGCTATTCAAGAATTTTTAGCGGAACATCCTGAATGGTATATTAAAGACCGATATTTTAATAATAATGGATTAACTATTTTGGCTCGACGATAGAATATATCTATTTATCCTGTATAACCCCTTTTTAATGGTATATTACTATATTAATAACTAGTAATATGTCTCGATCGTTAAGAACTAAAACAAGTGGTGTTTTAAATACACAATTAACATACCAAACACAATTATCCAACATATTGTCTGTAAGAAATATCGGAACCAATGGTTCTCCTTCATCTATCGGTAGTGGTGGTGGTGGTGGTGGTGGTGGTGAGGGCCCTACGGGCCCTACTGGCCCTCAAGGTACTGCTGGTGTTCAAGGCCCTACTGGTGCCACATTAATCATTCAAGGTCCTACCGGCAGTCAAGGCATACAAGGTGTCACTGGTCCTACCGGCAGTCAAGGCTCTCAAGGTGTCACCGGTCCTACCGGCAGTCAAGGCATACAAGGTGTCACCGGTCCTACCGGCAGTCAAGGCATACAAGGCATCCAAGGAATACAAGGTATCCAAGGAATACAAGGAATACAAGGTGTCACTGGTCCTACCGGTAGTCAAGGAATACAAGGTGTTACTGGTCCTACCGGCAGTCAAGGAATACAAGGTGTTACTGGTCCTACCGGTAGTCAAGGAATACAAGGTGTTACTGGTCCTACAGGTAGTCAAGGAATACAAGGAATACAAGGTGTTACTGGTCCTACCGGCAGTCAGGGCGAACAGGGGATTCAAGGTTTTACTGGTCCTACCGGAGCACAGGGTATCCAAGGTGTCACAGGAAATATCGGTCCTACTGGTCCTGCAGGTTCTACTTATACTGATAATGTCACATTTACCGGCACTTTCCGTGTTCCCAGTTCAATTATGAGTAATTCATTAGTTGTTGGAAAATCTTCCGTTACCAATTCTAGTTATACTGTCGATGTTAGTGGTATTTTAAATGCTACTACATTATACGAAAATGGTGTTTCTATTGTAAATACTTATGCTACTAAAACCGATGTTACCAGTCAAATTAATACGAGTATTAATGGTTTATTAAATAGTGCTCCATCCACTTTAGATACTTTGGGAGAAATCGCAACAGCACTTCAATCCGACGCCAGTTTTGGTATTAATGTTTATAATCGTATAGGCACTCTCGATAGTAGTGTTAATACAATTACTGGACGTTTGACTATTGTTGATAGTAGTATTAATGGTCTTACCAGTCGTATCGGAGTTAGCGATAGTAGTGTTAATACAATTAATGGTCGTTTGACTATTGTTGATAGTAGTATTAATGGTCTTACCAGTCGTATCGGAGTTAGCGATAGTAGTATCAATACAATTAATGGTCGTTTGACTATTGTTGATAGTAGTATTAATGGTCTTACTACTCGTATGGGAGTTAGCGATAGTAGTATCAATACAATTAATGGTCGTTTGACTATTGTTGATAGTAGTATTAATGGTCTTACCAGTCGTATGGGTGTTAGTGATAGTAGTGTTAATACTCTTACAAGTCGTATGGGAGTTAGCGATAGTAGTGTTAATACATTAATAATACAAAATACAGCACAATCTTATAATTCAGGTACAACAACAACATCATTTACCGGTAGATTGGCGACAATTGGAGATGCTTCGTTTAATGGAAATGCGACTGTCGGTGGAAATGCTATTGTTTATGGCTCTCGTTTATCGACCATCGGTGATGCCTCGTTTAATGGAAATGCGACTGTCGGTGGTAATGCTATTGTTTATGGCTCTCGTTTATCGACCATCGGTGATGCTTCGTTTAATGGAAACTTGTTTGTTGGTGGAAATTCTACAGGATTTGGAACATTATCGATTACTGGTAATGCCTCTCTGAATGGAAATGTAAATTTGGGAACATCGACCACTAATACGATTACTTCTTATGGTAATCTTGATATGAGTGGTTCTGCTTTATCATTATTCAATTGTCTAGAAAAAATTACAACGCTTACATATTCGGCATCACTTACATTAGATTATAATACAGGAACTATGTTTTACACGGATATATCTACAAACAGTGCGGGAGCGGCGTTATCTGTTAATGTAACTAATTTACCGGCATCTCGTACAAATCGTTCGATTACATTTACATTAATGTCATTAGTTAGACCAACCGATATATCATCTGTTGTTACTACATTTAATATAGGAGGAACTGCTACAAATATAATTCGTCAAGATGGTACTGCTTTTTCATTAGCATCTGGTACAAATATGACAGTTCATCAATTCAGTATAGCAAATGTAGGCGGTGTTGATAGAGTATTTGGATTTTTATCATCTTATAAGTAAATATAGAGTTATAATTCTAACATATATTATAATATTTGTTGGTTAGTTGATAAATATGAATAACAATAACGATAAAACAGAATTTATTAATAATATTAAATGTTGGGTGTCTCTCGATAATGAAATCGCTCAAAAGAATGAAGAATTGAGAGAATTACGTAATCGTAGATCTCATTATACCGATTCTGTTTGTGGTTTTATGAATTCGAATAATCTTCAAAAGAAGAAAATAGAAATCAATGATGGTATGATTTCCTTTTATGAGAAAACAGATTATTCGAGTTTAACTTTTGGATATGTGGAAGAACAATTAAAGAAATTTATTCAAGACCCTGTGAAATTAGCCGAAATTATGATTGCCTTAAGAACAAATCGGCAAAACAAAAAATCTTTTGATTTACGACGTGTTCATAATAAAGTAAATGCTGATAATTTTAAGAAAGCGGCTGATGAAGCCGAACAATAATTATGAGATATGGGAATAAGCGTAAGAATATTATTTTATAATATCTGTTGGTTTGATATTATAAAATGGATTGTGTGGATACGAATAAAGGTCGTAAGGATTATATACAAAGAATAAAAGAAAAATATGGTGGTGGTGGGTGTTTAGAACCGGATTGTACCTTGGTAACAGGAATTTTTGACCTTCAACATATTCATAATAATTGTAGGTCATTAGATGATTGTATTCGATTATGTGAGCCCGTCTTATCGATTGATGCTCCTATGGTGATTTATTGTTCAAAATCTCTCGCTTCTAGGATAAGAGAAAAAAGAGTCGGATTTAAAAAAACACAAATTATTGAACAAGAATTGAATGAATTATGGTCGTTTCAATATCTGTCCAAAGTGAAAAAGAATCGAGAGATTTATTGGCCAACAAGAGATGAAAGAACTTGTGCTGAATCTCATTTAGTTTGTTGTAATAAATTCGATTTTGTTTATGAAACTATACTTTTTAATCCGTTTCATACACGTTGTTTTGCTTGGATTGACGCTTTTTTAGGACAACCTGGGAAAAAGGGTTTGCGAATTACGGAATCAGAAGACCGAGAGATGGTTAAACAGATTCTTATTGAATTAGCGAATCGGCGGAAAACTAATAAATTTCATATCCAATGTTTAAGTTTGGTTGATCCGAAGTTTTTAAAACCGGAAAATAAGAAAGAATATTATTCGGTTTATCGTTGGGTAGTGTGTGGGGGATTCTTCTTAACAGAAGGAGAGGTCGGGATAAAGATTATGAATCGATTAAAAGAGGTGTTTATTGAAACCACAGAGGCTGGTTATGGACACGGTGAAGAGATGTTTTATTTGGAAGTGTTGGATGAATTTTTGGATGACTTGGCACTTAGTTTTGGAGATTATGGACAGATATTAGATAATTTTATTTATCCGCGACGTAATTTTTGGTGGCCTTGACGATAGGTATTGGATTTGATTTTTGGTAAATATATTATCGCTTGTATATTTATTAGGGATAGTAGTGATAATGATGACACAAATCGCCGGCGCAAAAAAAATACCGATTCTTTTAGCCCAAGGAACTTATGGTTGTGTTTATAATCCAGGAGTTCAATGTGGAACAAACGCAACTCTCGGTAAAAATTTCGTTACTAAAATCCATAGAAAAGCCAAATATGCGGAAAAGGAAATTCATAATTCAAATAAAATTAAAAAATTATTTAAACAACATGCCAAATATTTTGCCATTTCATTGGATACTTGTGATGTAAATGTTCGTCAAGTATCCGGTAATGAAATGCAAAAATGTGATTTTATACGAGAATCCAAAGAAACTGACCCGAATGTGAATGAATATAAGGGACTTTATGTCTCTACCAAAATGAAATTTATAAATGGTTATACACTTGCCGATTTTTTAGATGAATTAACCACGAAAATAGATTCACAGATTTTTTCTATTTGTAAACGATTATATGTATGTGTTCAAAAATTACAACAACTCCGAATTGTTCATTATGACCTGAAAGAAAATAATATGATTATAAAAGACAACACTGGATTGCCTGTTTTAATCGATTTTGGTCTCTCTATCGATATGGATAAATTCTTGGATAAAGATGGGAAATTATTGAGTAATGTGCCATTTAATACATATAGTTCATCTTTTTACGTTTATGCTAGTGATTATGTACCTTGGCATATCGATATTGATATCATTTGTTATATTATCCAAGAAATCGGGGAAAGTCGATGGACTGGTTCTATTGATTATCGAATTATTGAAAAAATATTTGATGAATGGAATTTTTCTTATACTTCGAGACGTTCAAGATTATCGGTGAATCAACAAAAATATTGGACAAGAATTCGGACATTTATTTCGAAAGATATTATTGAAGAATGTTTGCCATCTCGACAAAAATATTTGAATATGATTCAATCTTTGAATATCGGTAATTGGAAAGGTCTTGTTGAACAACTCATTTTACGATGGAAAATTTGGGATATTTATGCTATTTGTGTTTTATAATAGGGATTGTTATTACTTGTGTGAGAGAGAAGGGATAGTATTAGTGTTTTGTTTCGTTCTCGACAGGATTGGATAATAACTGTTTTCGTTGTTCGAATAATGCTTTAATGTCCTCTTGAATGAATGGAAGTTCAATACGATCATAGGTTTTATAATAATTATCAGGATGGAGGACAACGAGTGCTAATCCGGCGATTTTCATTCCGTATTTTTCTTCCAAGACTGCCTTATACGTATTTAATTGTAATGTATAATGCCAAAAGTTTGTATCTGGGAAATGAGAGATTACTGGGTTTGCCGCGTGTTGGCCAAATGGATGTTCATTTGCGATTTCCTTACAACGTTTCCAATCATAAATCCAATAGTTATTATCTCTCTTATTGTAAAATACCATGTCGATTGAACCCGCGAGTTTTAATTCTTCGTGATAAATCATCCATTCTGTTCTATACGGGATTAGATAATCATAATCTTTGGCGAATCTTAGGAAATATTCGAATTCTATCGATTCATTTCCATTATTAATTCCATTATAATAACATTCGATATCATAATGCATATTGGTTCCTGATGTGGCGGCGGAATCGCGATTTTTATCCCACATTTCTTTGATTTCTTCTCTCGTTTTCTTATAATATTTATATTGAGGATCGGTATTATATTTGCGATTGGTTAATATTTTATCAATTATTGAATCCGCATCGAAATGAGAGAAATGACTGTGATTCCAAGTAGTTACTGATGTGAATCCTTGTTCACCGTGGATAGTATAGATATGAGGTCCTTCATCGAACTCGATAAATTCATCTCTCGGATGAGCATTCTTTTTTGCCAAATATGTGGGAGGAGCGCGATCGGTCATTTTATTTAAATACTGGGGATAGAATTATATTTGTTGTTGGAGTATACTTTTGTTATCGTTATGTAATTCAATTTTTTAGGGGAACCAGATGCGCGTAGCGCATCTCCTAGGTTCCCCTATAACCCCTCCTATAATAAATAACAGATAAAAATTAAAATATAAGAAGTCTTAATGAACGGGTTGCACGTATTAAAGTTATTTATTACCATCTATTCTAATTGTAAAGGGGTAATTAAGATAATGATTGATTCATATGTGAAAGGAGGGGTTATAGGGGAACCATTGGTTCCCCTTGAGTATGATTACTTGTTTAAGATTATTTGTATCGGGGATCCTGATGTAGGAAAAACTGCCATATTAAACCGTTATATTTATGGACAGTATCGACCTCAATCATCCTCTACTATCGGTTTTGATTTATTATCAAAAAGAATAATTATGGAATCCACTGGTCATTCTGTGAAATTAATGTTATGGGATACAGCAGGACAGGAGAGGTTTCGGTCTATAACAACAAATACTTATCGAGGAGTTCAAGGTGTTTTCTATGTTTATGATATCACCTCTCGGAAAACATTTGAAAACATTAGTAATTGGATAAAAGAAGTTAGTTCTTTCTTAACTCCGAATACGATTTGTATTCTTATTGGAAATAAATGTGATAATGAAGAAAAGAGAGAGGTTGATTATAATGAAGCAATTGATTTTGCGGATAAGAATCGTATGTTTTATATTGAAGTGTCTGCGAGAGATGGAATTGAAATCGAACGGGCATTTTATGTAATGACGCGGAAGTTAATTGAAAAGAATCCTATTTTGGGAGGAGATGGCAGTGGTGTTGGGAGCAGACATTCGGCGATTTCTTTAGTAAGTGTTTCAGAACCGAGTGTTCGAAAACTAAAACAAAAACGCAAAAAATATTGCTAAGGGTTAGGGGAACTAAGTTCCAAAAGATGCGCACCGTGTATACTGGTGCGCATCGATATAACCCCTCCTAAGGCGCACTTTGTGCGCCGAATTCGCTCGTAAAACGAGCGAATAATTGTCAAGGCTTTTTTGTTTTGTTTATTATTGTTTAGGGGAACGTAGTTCCCCTATGACCCCTCCTAAGGCGCACAAAGTGCGCCGAATTCGCTCGTAAACCGAGCGAATAATTGTCAAGGCTTTTTTGTTTTGTTTATTATTGTTTAGGGGAACGTAGTTCCCCTATGACCCCTCCTAAGGCGCACAAAGTGCGCCGAATTCGCTCGTAAACCGAGCGAATAATTGT